GAATTACTTTATTGTTATCATCTAATTCTGCCCAATGACTCATATTAAACCGCCGTTTTCAAATAACGAACAATGATTAAACCTGAACCGCCGTAACCTGAGGTAGAAGTTGAATTGCCCATTGCACCTCCGCCGCCGCCAGTATTAACATCTCCGTCAGCTGCTGCTTGATTTGGAGTAGTACCAGATGCGCCGCCGCCGCCGTTACCGCCAGTTGAGTTTGCTGGCTGATAACCACCGCCGCCGCCTGCATACCAATAAGTGCCACTTATATTTTGACCTGTTGATGTTGCTGAGCCCCACGAAGAATAAGATGATGAGCCATTTCCGCCGTTGCCATTAGTTGCTGCCGCGCCAGCACCTCCGCCGCCACCTGAGTAACCTGGGCTAGAACCAGCTGCGCCGTTATTTCCTTGACCTGAAACACCAGTACCACCAGCTGAGTTATCGACTTCAGTTCCGCCGCCACCTGAACCACCATTTCCACCAATTTTTTCTCCAACATAATTAGCGCCGCCGTATCCGCCACCATCGGCAGTTAATGAAATAACACCACCAATAAATGTTGAATTGTTTCCTGGATTACCTTTTCTTCCAGTGCTAACTCCATCGCCACCAGCTCCGATTGTGCAGTTGTATGTATTAGCAGATAAGCTTTGACTTGCACTAAACAAAAGTCCACCTGCGCCACCGCCAGCACCGCTGCCAAACCCACCTGAACCGCCACCTGCTATCGTCAAAACATCAGCTACTAAAGTGCCACCTGATACAACTAAAGAACCATTACCTGTAAAAGTACGATAATAATAAGTTGCGTCACTAGCTAAAGTGCCACCTGATACAGTCGGCAAACTAGGTGTTGTAGGGCTGAAAATACCAGCGACAATGTTGCCGATCATTAGGCTATTGCACCTGCAACATACCAAGTATCGGTGGCAGTCTTAATGCACACAGCTGTTTTGTATTGTGCTAATGTAGGTGCTGCGGCTGTTGCCCCAGCTGATAAAACAGTTGTTGTGCCTGAACTAACTGCACTAATTGTGCAAGTACCAGCACCAATGTTTAATACTGTAAGGGCTGTACCTATTGGAAACGCAACTGAGGCGTTAGTAGGTATTTTGAAAGCAACAGCTGTGCCTTTGTTCATTAACTCTAAAACTTGATAACTGTCTGAAAGGGTTGCTGTGTAATCGTCTGTGTTGGCTGCACCTACTGTAAAGGTCACAAGACCGTTAAACATTGCAGCTGAGAGAACATCACCTGTTGAAGCTGGAAAACCTGTTGCCATTGTATTACTCCTTAGTAGCTTAGTATATCATCACCGAGGACACCATAGGTGGTGTTACCTATGATAAAACCGTCTGTGATTGGTTCAAGTGTGGTAAAAGTACCTAACCAACGGTTAGGGGTTATATCCCAAGCAACACCTTGCACTTGCAAGTTCTTGGTGATAGTTGACCCGTCAGGCTGGATATTGGATATATCAACATTTTGAAAATAGTCTATGTCTAGCATTGTGCCAGTAGGCACAGCTGTGTCTAATAAGTCCACAGTCATCTCGTCAATACGGATAGTAGTATCTGATCTAGTAGCCACATAAATACGGGCTATGTTATTGGCGTCTGTGTCTGTCTGAACTACTAGATCATTGTAGTTAACGCTGTGTGGGAAGTAAGTAGCCACGCTACCTGCGTCCTCAGCAAACTGAGCAGTACCACCAATACGGGTAATAGTGGCTTGGTTGATAATCAATTTATCGTCAAAGGCAAACTTTAGATTTTTGTAAGGTATATCGCCTGTCTGATTAAACTCAATAGGTGTGCCACCAGCTGAACTAATAGTGCTGGCTCTGTTCTTAAATACTGCCTGACCTTCAGCGTCCATGTAAAAAGCGCCTTGCTCTGAAAATTCTGCATTGATAATTGCAGTTAAGGCAGTTCTAGTTGTAGCAGGGTCAGCCTGACATAGTGAGTTGCCAGTTTCTATTGATCTTAAACTGTTTGGAAAATCTACTGTGTCTAATATCTTGCCTATGCGTTGACCTGTGTTATCACCGTTGGCTGAGCCTGTGACAGTTGTAATGTTTGCTAGGTTAAACAAGCGGAAACCGTCAACAGCTGTTATATCTACATAGGACACATTTTCTGCTTGGTCATAGCTGTAAGCGTAAGTTGTTGTATATCCGCTAAAAAGGTAATACGAAGTGCCAGCATAGGTGGCTGAGATTCTTAGCTTGCGTAAGGGTGTGAGTTGCCCATACAGGTCTGAGCTTGTGTTTTGCGGGTTGAATCTGCCAGTTTGGTCATAGATTCTAACTGTTGCGCTTCCAGCCTCGTATGTGTCTCTAAGGATATTGCGACCACGCTTAATTTGGATACTGCGTGTGACATCAGTCACATCAATAACTAATGCAGGTGCTGTGCCGTCTCCAAGGATACCGAAGCCAAGCTTGCCGTTAACAGGGTCACCTATTGTAAATGGGTTACCGAAGGTTGCGCCTGAGTTAAAGTTTAGGCTTACATTAAGTTGCGCTGGTAATGCCATTAGTCTATGAGAGACAATCTATTTATTTTGGATTGACTGCCTGAGGCTGAGTTGTTTATTAAGCCATTTTGTAATTCAGCTAATAAACCTTGGGTTGCACCGTTAACAGTAATGTTTATTACCGCACCCGTCATAGGATCAATGTTTGGATTAGCCTTAAAATATGCGTCTGCTTGGGCTTGCATACGAATTGAGGACGCAGCCATAGCAGAAGAAAGACCTTGCGCTTCTAAACTTGCAGCAAGAGCACGATACCTGCTTTCCTCAGTTGATGTACTTGGTTGCACTCCTAATCCTTTTTGAGCACCGGCTAACTTAGCCAATTCTGCCAATGCCGCTTGTACATAAGCAGGGTAATCCGCAAAAGGATTTAAGGCTTTAGGTAGGTTAGCGATAAAGGTAGCTAGTCCAGTAATGCGACCTTGTGAAAGTAATAACTCATTGCTTAGGCGATCTGCTTCTTTGCTATTGCCAGTTAATAATGACAGTTGCAACTCTAGGCGTAGTTTTTCATTTTCGGTGATTTTGCCTTGTAGACCAGCTAGGATTCCTGCTTGTTCTATATCTAAAATGCCTTGGCTTTTCTTTAACTTAGCAGCTTCTTGGGTTGCTTTTAGTTGAGCCTTTTGTAAATCTGTTTGTTTCTTTTGAGCTGCTAGACGGTCTTTTTCAATTTTAGCCTGTTTAAGATTAGCAATATAAACATCATTTGAAGTTTGTCCACCTTGGAAAGAACGACCAGCACCTGGTTTAGGTTTTTGAGCCGCACCATATTCCGCTAGCATTGTTAAATAAGAACCAAGTACAGGGATAGCCATAAAGAAACTACCCTTGCCGTCGCCACCCAATCCAGATAATTCTTTTGCCTTAGAGATTAAGTCTGCTAAACCGTAAATTACATTTCCTGTTTGCCTTGCCAATTCCTCCATTGAACTTGCTGCGCTATCAATTGAACCGTCTTTGCCTAGCAAAGATATTGCGTCTAATAAATCCTTACCAATTATTTCTTTAACATTGGCTGAAGCAATGGCTAAGGCATTTAACTTGCCTTGGTAGGTGTCAGCCGCTACTGAAGCCTGCCCTTTGAACTTGCCTGTTAATATGTCTAAAATTTTGTTCATGTCGCCTGAGGCTAGGGTGGCTTTATCAATGCCAACACCTAATCTTTGTATAGCTGTGGTTTGACCGTTGTAACCTTTGGCTAAAGCTTGACTTACTGACTGTAAATCTTTACCAGTTGCAGCACTTACATCTAATGCAACATTTAATGCCTTTTGAGTATCCAATACTGAGCCTGTACTGGTCAGTAATGTCTGATAAGCAGGTCTTAAATTGTCATCTAAAACATGGAAAGTCTTTTGTAATGACGCAATATAATCCTCAACAGACTTAGTAGCAAAAGCGTTGCCTGTGTTGATTAACTGCATTTCTAATGACTTGGCTGCGGCTTCGTCAGCTGCATAGGCTTTAATAGAAGCAACAGCAAAGTTTTTAATTGCACCTATACCAAAAGCCACACCGAAAGCACCAGCTAGTTTTTTAGCGGTGCTGGTTAATCCGTCTAAATCCTTTTTGGCTTTCTTACTACCCTTGTCGGTGTATTGGGAAACAATATCTAACTTAATTGTCATGCTGCTAAACCATACCTATCAGTTTTAGTAGTCGTCATAAACTTATGCTCTGCCTTGGCTATTGCCTTAAATACTGCGTCCGTCACTTTGCCTTGATCTCTTTCATAAGCCTTGTGGATAAGACGACCTCTATCCTCACGTCTACTGCCACTCTTGCCAAACCCGCCGTAAGTGCCTTGAATAGCTCTATTGAAATGTGCACCAGCATTAGGGTTGTTGCTTTGACTATCGCTATCGCCATTAAAGTTTAAGCGTCCAGCGGTTTCAATAATTGCTCCAGCGGCAGATTTGTTTAGTAAGCTGTATAAGCCTACAAACCCTGCGCTGTTGCGCCGTCCTTTACCTAGGGTATAAGTTAACCCTTTGCGAATAACTTTAGGGTCATATTTAGGAAAGGCACGCTCACGACCTGTACGGGATTTAACTTGTGCGCCACTAGCTTGCCAGTTATACAAACCATAAACTGCTGGTTGAACCATAGACCTAGCGTCATCAGATACGACTTTTAAGGCAACTCTAATCTCTTTGCGCATTTCGAGATAAAGGTCAGGCGCAAGTTTTCTTAATGCCTTTTGGGTCTCAACGAGACCTTTTACCTCTACTGGCATTTTCCACCCTTTGCGCTCTGTCTTTCATATAAGCCAAGGTTGCTAAGAACATTGACCTGTCCATGTTAATAAACTCGCTATGAGGTATGCCTGTCTCAACTGCTAATGAAGCAATTAAATAAGTGAGGTCATACCTCGTTACCCATTTGGGGTATCAGCGTCTACAATCTCTACCTTTTTCAAGGTCTCTAAAAACTGTTCCCCAAATGGTTTAACTGTTTCTCCTGATCGGCGTAGGCACTCCCACGCTAACCAATAAACATCAGACTGTTTTTCCTCGTCTCTAAAACGCTTATGAAAACCAGCCTTGAATTGTTGTTCAAATGCGTACTCAATCGCTGGTGAGATTTCGTGTGTTGATTCCTCACCTGAAGCCTTGGTGATTTTAAGTCCTAGCATTTTTCTCCTTAGAAAGTACCTGTTGTTGCAACGGTGATAGCACCATTGATAGTAAAAGTTAAATCTTGCATACCAATGTCTCCAACAGCACCGTTAATGTCGGTAGTGTTATTGATTAGTGCTGTAAAAGTGTACAGCGGATTAGTTGCGCTAACAGCTGTGCCTTTTTCTTGTAGCAATACACAGGTTACTGAAGTACCCCATGCAGCTTGTAGAGTTGCAAGTGTCTTGGTTGCAGCTGTGTCATTTAGAAATGAGAAGGTTACTGAGGAAGCCTCTAGACCCTTTACAAACTTGTGACCTAGGTCACCCATTGCAGTTACTTCTAGCTCATCAAATGAACGGTTAAGTGTTACAGCAGTAGTCAAATCGCTTAGATCAACTGAGTTAATCTTTACGCCGACCTTGTTATTTAGAAATACAGCCATTGATTATTCCTCGTCTTTCTTTACGATTTGTGGCTTTTCGGTTTTTGGTGCTACTTGCCCGACTTTTTCAAGCCAAGCCTTGTCCTCGGAAGGAACATCTATAATGT